AATACCTTGTATAATTAATCTATACACACAGGCACAGCGGACTTCTACGTCATTCATCCCGCTTTATAAACTCTGCATGTCGTCAAACTTGCTACCTTAATAAAGGAGACTAGAGATGGCAAAATTTCTTTCAACAAAACATTACGGACACAACATTGGTCTGTCAGCGGTATTCCGTCAACCTAACGCAGATCACAGTCATTGTCATTTGCTACACGGATACAGTCTAGCGTTTACATTCACATTTGGATGTGATGCCCTAGACAACAAGAACTGGGCAGTAGACTTTGGCGGCCTCAAACCGCTTAAAGCATGGCTAGAAGATCACTTTGATCATAAGTTAGCTTTGGATAAACAAGATCCACATCTAGCTAAATTCCAAGAACTGGAAGCACTAGATCTAGCAGAGATTCGAATCTTCGATGGAGTGGGTGCAGAAAAGTTTGCAGAACATGCGTTTATGTTTGCTGACGCACTGATACGTGAGAAGACTGGCAATCGTTGTTATTGCGTACGGGTCGAGTGTGCAGAACACGGCGCTAACTCAGCAATTTACGAGGCATAAGGAGAAGTTTTAATGTCCTACAATTTAGAAATTGAAGGTTGGATGTTTGAGGAAGAATTACAGATCATCCAGCGGCAAGCAGGTTATGTGCCTGCTAACGGTGTTATAGTAGAAGTTGGATCGTGGTGTGGGAGGAGCGCAGTAGCATGGGCGACCTCGGCAAAACCATCTGTCACTGTGTATTGTTTTGATCCTTTTTATAGATGGGATGATTTTGTAAAAAATACAGAACAATTTCCTAATATTATACCTATAAAAGGATTAGTACCCAGCGAATCTACCTATGAAGATCCTAGGAAAATAGATATTTTTTTCATTGATGCCAGTCATAGTAATCCCAACGACTGGGAGATAATATCACACTTCTTACCTTTTGTCAAACCCAACGGCTATATTCTAGGGCACGACTGGACTCCTTATAGACGGCAACAAGGTATTCAGTACCCTGATGTAAATTTAAATGTTCATAGATTGGAAGAAATGTTTGGTGAAAAAGCTAGTATTAACAATAGACTATGGTGGTTTAAAAAACCAGTGGATCGTGAGTTTGACACAGGTGTATATACAAAGATAGATAAACCCGATGAACAGTCTTGAAAGAATTTGGGCTCGAGCAACCGGGCATCTTATGGGTAACACTGACAACGACCGACCAGATGTTCCCATTCTAACACTTAAAGAAGCTCGTTGGGCTTTATTCTTTAAAACATTTTGGGTTATAATCCATGTGGTAACCTGTTTTTTTATTATTGCCAACACCATTAGGCATTGGTAAATAATAATATGCGTATATTTAATATTCATAATATCATTATGGGCAACAATCAACCATTCGTGTTGATTGCTGGACCCTGTCAAATTGAGAGTCAGCAACATGCTCTCGATACGGCTGAACAAATTAAAAACATTACTAACGATCTCGGAATTAGATTCGTTTATAAAAGCAGCTTTGATAAAGCCAATCGTTCTAGTGTTAGTACTAAACGAGGTTTAGGTATCAAAGAAGGATTAGAAATACTCAATACAGTCAAGCATAAACTTGGAGTGCCTATTTTAACAGATATTCATGAAAGCTGGCAGGCTCAAGAAGTCAGTGATGCAGGTGTGGATATTTTACAAATTCCTGCTTTTCTTTGTAGACAAACAGACTTATTGTTGGCTGCTGGAGAAACCGGATGTGCTATCAATGTCAAGAAAGGACAGTTCCTTGCTCCCCACGATATGAAGAACGTTGCGGCAAAGATTGCGTCAACTGGTAATGAACGCATTATGTTATGCGAAAGAGGATACACTCATGGATACAATAATCTTGTGGTGGACATGCGCAGTCTACCTATTATGGCAAGCACTGGCTATCCAGTGGTCTTTGATGCCACACATAGTGTTCAACAGCCTGGAGGCATGGGAGAAAGATCTGGTGGAGATAGGACCATGGTCCCGTACCTGGCGAGAGCTGCTGTAGCCACAGGGTCAGTAGCAGCGGTATTTATGGAGTGTCATGAAGATCCCGATTGCGCACCCAGCGATGGTCCTAACATGATTAAGTTAGACGACCTTAGCAATATTCTAAAAGACCTAGTAGCAATCGATGAAATTGTCAAGAGAAAATCTCACTAAAGATCAGTGGCGACACTATAAAAAATTTGGTTTTCCTCCTACTGAAATTGTTGTAGAAGAACCAATACCAGCCCCTACTCAAACTCACGTCGAACCTATAGCTGTATTGTGTGTTCGATTTGGTACACGCTATGGTAGAGAATACGTTGAGCGACTGCGTAACATGGTTTCAAGACATCTAACTGTTCCCTATGAATTTTTCTGTTTAACTGATGATCAACATCCTATAGACGGTGTTCAAAGTATTGTGAGGCCAAATGCTGGCTATGCCAAAGGTTGGTGGCACAAGGTTCACATGTTTGATCCTGGGTTGAATCTGCGTGGCAGAGTTTTATATTTTGATTTGGATATTGTTATTCACAACAATATTGATAAATTAGTTCTAGGTTATGACCGAGAGTTCCTAGGCATTAGAGACTTTAATAGAAAGTTCAATCCCCAGTGGAATATTCTCAACAGCTCTGTTATGAGTTGGCCTGCAGGACTACATCCAGACATCTTTACCACCTTTCAAACCAATCCCAAGCAGGCTCAAAAATTACACGGAGATCAAGATTGGATTTGGCAAGTGGCAAAAAGTCGTATAACCTTTTGGCCGGAACAGTGGATACAGAGTTATAAGTGGGAGATCCGTGATCGAAATGAATTAGTGTATCAGGGAGGCAAAAGATATTTTAAAGATGTGCGCAGCCCAAAAGTGCATGCAGAGTGCGTTGTCTGTGTGTTCCACGGTGATCCAAAACCCGACGAAGTTATGGATCAGTTTGTGATTGACAACTGGCGGTGATTGTGTTATACTAGTAGTATGACAAATACTATTACCCCCGAAGCATTACGCACTCTGCTTGTTGAAAACGAATGCGTGGTTGAGTTTACCAAAGTGAATGGTGAGACTCGATCAATGCCCTGCACACTCAATCCACACATTGTTCCGCCTGAACCTAAAGTGCTTGCCGAAGGGGAAGTTACAAAAGTTAAAAAAGAAAATCTTGATGTTATGAATGTTTGGTGCTTGGATAAAAATGAATGGCGCAGTTTCCGCATTGCTAATGTAATCTCAGCGAAAGTAAAAGAATGATTAAACGTATTGGATTTGCCTGCAAGTGGATCAACGATCCGGCAGAAGTTAACGGCATGAAAATTAATGCTCGTGACCGAGACTTAAATACTGGTGCTACCACAGTGCGCTGGTTGCGTGAACATCCCCAAGAAGCAGAACAGCGACTTTGGGATTTGATGGAACGAAACATAGAAGCCTGCTACAAATTAGTCAGCAGGGTAGGAACACTAGATGAAGATCTTAGAATGGTACGACTGTCAAGTGATATACTTCCTGTATACACTGAGCCTAGTTGGAAGTGGTTTTGGCGGCAGCCCGATGTCAGAGCAGTTGCAGAAAGAGGATTTGCCCGAGTGGGCGATGTGGCTAGGAAGAATAATGTTAGGCTCAGCTTTCATCCTGGCCAGTTTTGCGTGTTGGCTTCTATTAACCCGGGCATCGTAGAACGCTCAATAGAAGAGTTTGAGTATCATGTGGACATGGCTCGTTGGATGGGCTATGGTAAAACATTCCAGGACTTCAAGATCAATGTGCATATCTCAGGCAAGCAAGGCCCGCAGGGCGTTCGTGATGCTCTGAGCAAAATGACACCCGAGGCCCGCAACTGTCTTACTATCGAAAATGACGAAATGACCTGGGGCATTGACTCCAGCATTGAGCTGGTCAAAGACTGTGCCCTGGTCATGGACATACATCATCATTGGATTAATACTGGAGAATATATTGAAGCAACTGACGACCGTGTTAAGCGGATTATTGATAGCTGGCGCGGCGTTCGCCCTACTTTACATTATAGTGTATCACGGGAAGACTGTCTTATTGACCATCCCGGACATATCCGTCCCGATCTTCCGACCCTCTTAGAACAGGGCTACAAGAAACAAAAACTCAGAGCACATTCAGAATTTTACTGGAATACAGCAGTAAATGAATGGGCCCTGACATTCCGTGACAACTTTGACATCATGTGCGAAAGCAAGGCTAAGAATCTATCTAGCTTTGCACTCTACGAACAGGGTCTTAAGCAGCCGGTTTTGCTTTTGGCTTAGGTACTGCTTTAGGCTTAGGTGCTGATTTTGGTGTTGCAACCTTCGGAGCAGCAGGCTTTTTGGCTGGCTGTTGCTTTTTAGGTGCAGGCTTTTTGGCTGGCGCCTGATCAATCACAGCTGCCTCTGCCACAACAATCACCGCTTCAACTGCAGGGGCAACTTCTACTACTGGCGCAGGTGCTGCCTCAACTTTGTATGGTACTTCCGCAGTTTGTTCTGCTGGCTTGGCACCAAATAGTTTCTTAATTAATCCTAGCATATTAAATCTCCTTAGGAATTTATTTAGCGGTAAATACAAGTATGGAATTTAAATTCATTCAAAAGTTTATTATCGAAGGTCGAAAAGACAAACTCATACAGTTGACCCTGCCCTACGACCGTGATGAGTTGGCACCGATAAAAAGTAAAGAAACCATAGATTATCATTACGGTACGCTGTACAAGGCCTATGTTGATAGATATAACAAGGGTGAAGGTGACGATGATTTCAACGAAGCCGGTGCGTTTTTGCACAATATCTATTTTGGCCAACTGCAAAAATCAGAAGGTGCCAATAGACCCTATGATGCTATTTTGGCGTTTATAGAAAAACACTTTGATACCTTTGACCGTTTTAAAGAAGAATTTGAAAAAACAGCCATGACAATACAGGGCAGCGGATGGGCATATTTGGCTCGTGATGGTGCAATCAAAACCATTGTGAATCACGAAATTAGGAACGATATTGTGTTATTGGTAGATTGGTGGGAACATGCTTGGGCTCTAGACTATCAAGCAGACAAAAAGAAATACTTGCAAAACATATGGAAAATAATCAATTGGAGGATAATCAATGGCGTACTCGGACAAGGTAATTGATCACTATGAAAATCCCAGGAATGTGGGATCTTTTGATAAGAGTGAGCCTGATATTGGTACTGGTATGGTTGGCGCACCTGCATGCGGCGATGTAATGAAACTACAGATAAAGGTTGATCATGCTACAGGTATTATTACAGATGCAAAATTTAAAACGTATGGCTGCGGATCGGCTATTGCAAGCTCGAGCCTCATTACAGAGTGGGTCAAAGGCATGCACATCGACCAAGCCGGAGAAATCAAAAACTCCGACATCGCCGAAGAACTAGCTCTACCCCCTGTTAAGATCCATTGCAGTATCTTAGCAGAAGACGCTATTAAAGCAGCCGTGAATGATTACCGTAACCGACACAGCCAGTAAACGAATTAAACAGAATTTGGCAAAACGTGGTCGAGGCGTAGGTATCCGTATAGGTGTAAGAACTACAGGTTGTAGTGGATTAGCCTACACTATGGAATATGTGGATAACTACACCGCTGAAGTTGGTGTCACCAATTTTGCACACAATGGATTTGTTGTATTAGTGGATGCCAAAAGCCTAGCCTATTTGGACGGACTAACCATGGATTGGGTTCGCAACGGACTCAATGAAGGGTTCGATTTTGTGAACCCCAACGAACGCGACCGCTGCGGCTGCGGAGAAAGTTTTAGAGTCTAGTATTTGCCCACTGGCAAAGTGGTACTAGCGGGCATGTCCCAGATCTGCTTGCGTTCAACTCCCTTGCGTTGAGCAAACTTTTTTGCATCACATAATGCACACACATGAAAGTAGTTGTTACTCAATCTTCTGTGATCCATCTTGCGTAACTCACGTGTAAATTCTCTATCGCAGTTATCACAACGAAAAACTGCAATGATTTTTCTTCTGACATAGTTGTGTGCAACTCCCAATTTACTGAGTCTAACATGTTGAGTCTGTTGAGTTTCTTTTTTTAAGAACATCATGTATTTACATTCGGCTTATAAAACTTTGGGCTAAATACTAGAGTAACCATACATCTTAGGATATACCATGGCAAGAAAAATTATTGATACCGGCGTTGTAGGCAACGACGGCACAGGCGACAGTATTCGCGACTCATTTAGAAAAGTCAACGACAACTTCCGTGAGCTGTATAGCTCATTGGGTCTAGGTGAGAAACTAACTTTTAAAAATCTAGATGACGTTCAGGGCAGTTATCTTGGACAGGAAAATGCCATTCTCAGTATCAACAATACAGAAACCGGTATTGTATACAAACAGTTCACTTCAGGTGCTGGTATAAATCTTGATTTCACAACCAATCAAAATGAAATACGCATCAGCTCAGAGTTCTCAGAAGTAGTTGGCGACACCAGTCCACAGTTAGGAGGCAATCTCAGCGCACGATCTGGTGGCACTCAGTTTAGAATCAGAGACTTAGGCACCGACAATATTCCACTGGTCCCTGTATTTGACCACGAAGCCATTAACAAACGTTATGCCGATGGCAAAGTTTCTAGAGCAGGCACTAATGCCATCGATCCAAGAACTGGACTGGTAAATGGTTCTTTCGGTGCAATGAGCGGGCCGTTAATTCTGTCCAGAGATCCTGAACCAGATGACGACGATGTCTATGATGGATTAATTGCTGCTACCAAACGATATGTGGATAATTCTGCCTTTGGCAGTAGCATCAATCTATATGTGGCCACTTCAGGCATTGACGATCGTCCGGGCGTCAGTGCGGCACTACAAGGTCGAGCATTGGCCTATGCCTATCGCACTTTGGAAGCTGCCCTAAAAAGAGCAGAAGAAATTGTACTAGAAGCCAGAAATGAGATAGGTCCTTACAAAAAAACATTGACCTATAACAACGGGGTATCTGACTGTACCTTGACCAAGATTGAAGATGCTCCGGGCAGCGGTTCAGGATTCAGCGGCAGTGCCCTAATGAGTGTTGACACTGTGGTTGTGAATAGTGTGGGCGTAAATTATCAAATTGGCGATATATTAACTGTGGTCGGAGGAACATTCAGCGAACCAGCTAGACTACAGATATTATCTACCACAGAAGCAGGTGGCGTGTTAACATTCCGCATTGTGTCTTCTGGGGTATACACCATATTGCCTCCTAGCAGTACCAATGTGGCAACCACAGATGACAGCGACAATGGTCAGTTGGCCACAGTGAATTTGACCTACAAGGTCAACAACGTGGTAGTAAACAGTGGTGGCAGCGGATTTGGTCTGGCATCTGTTAGAATATCAGGTGGTGGAGGCGCAGGAGCGTTTGGTACTGCCGACGTGGTAGGTGGCAGTGTGATCAGCATCACAGTCACAGATCAAGGATCTGGGTTCACCAGCCAGCCAGTGGTCACTGTATCTCTTCCTAGATTTTTCATAGAAACCGGAGGCTATCGCACAGACTTTACCGGAGACTACACTACATCAACTCCCAGTGCTATTAGGAGCAGAGATATACGAGAGGGTCTTTTCCTACGAGGCGAATCATCGGGAGCCTTGGCTCAGATACTTGGCCACACAGGCAGCCTGGACTCAGCAGGAGATGAAATTTTTGACGTTGATCTCAGATTTGGTACATTCCAAATTGGTGAGGTTCTATCATATGGTGATGTACAAAAAAATGTACAACTGAGTGTTCTAGTTGAAAGTGGAGTCTACGAAGAAAATCTACCCCTGAGACTGCCTGCCAATGTCTCCATAGTTGGTGATGAATTCAGACGCTGTATCATAAGACCAAAACCTGGTATAAGTTCTAGCCCGTGGGCTTTCTTGTATTTCAGAAGAGACCTCACTGTGGGAGTGATAGGCACTGATCTGATCACATTGACTGATAGACTATTTGGTTATCACTATCTACAGGGCACAGATGAACCTGTGTATCCATTAATTAACAATAGAGGATTCTATAGAGCGGCAGCACAATTGTTGACTTTGAACAGATCCTTTATACAAAAAGAAGTCATAGCTTGGATCACTGATCAAATTTTCAACGAAACTTCACCATTCACTGCTAGTTTTTTATACGACAGTGATCTCTGTGAAAGAGATATCGGACTACTGCTAGATGCCATGATATTTGACCTGAAGTACGGAGGTGCTAATAGAACAATATCTGCGGCATTGAAGTACTTTGGATCTGCCAGTGGGTTGATTGCAATTGGTGCTCAGGGATCTCAAACCCTTGCGGCCATAGGCAGAGTAGGAACATTGGCTCAACTAGTAGTTAGGAACGTACCCATACAGGAACTTTTCCAAGATGCCTACCTTCAAATAGTAGACGGTGCCTACGTGGCTGAAACCGGAACCACCGGAACTTCATTCAATATCACAGGTGTTACCAATGCCAGTCCCATGGCCATCACCACTGGCACTGCCCATGGATTGGTAGACGGCGATCAAATACTGATCAGCACCGTTGGAGGCGCCACACAGATAAACGGCAATGACTACTATGTAGATGTGATTAATACCACAAGTTTTTACATATACAGCGACGCTCTACTAACCATTCCTGTCAATGGCGCTGCCTTTGGCACATACACTTCAGGTGGCAATGCTGTCAGTATAGGAGGCGTATTAGGTGCCTTGTTTGACGCTGTGATAGATATTCTCGATGGCGTGGGCAGCAGCAATGTCAACTTGCCCAAAAACAACAATGAAATGGATGTGCTGCTGTGCAATGACGCAACTAGAATACAGGCTATCACCTTTCAAGGTCACGGTGGATTTGCCATGGTGCTTGACCCAGAAGGACAGATACTGGCCAAATCTCCATATGCACAGGAATGTGCATCATTCTCTCGCAGCACAGGTAGACAAACATTTGCCGGCGGGCAATACATCGACGGTTTCACTGGCAACTTGAAATTCAAACTACTGAGCAAAGACTCAAACACATTTTTACGTGTCGGAAATCTAGCACGTTTACCTCAACTGCCTGGCTCGTTTATCGTTGACGATACAATCTACAGAATTAACTATGTGAGAGACTACACATTCAATGTGGCAGGATCAACTGCGTCATTTGTCATGGATGAGACCACACCGTGGCCATTTGCACTGTTCAATTACAATGAAGCCATATGTCGAAGAGATGTGGGGTTGATTCTCGATGGAGTCGGCTATGACGTAGTGTTCAGCACCAACTATCATGCTAGACGTTCTGGACTCACATACAGACTGGCCAGTGCTGCGGTAGTAATCAATGATCAATTAGATCTCACAGTAAGAGCCATTGAACAGGCTCACGATGATGCCAGCACCTATCTTGAACTTTATCCCACAGCACAAGCAGTGGTAGCCAGCAGTAAAATAATCATAGCCAACATAGTAAGAGAGGGCGGCATATTTGCTCCTGCACTGAGTTTTACTTCTCCTCCAAGTTTGGCAGCTAATAGAGCCAATGCCAAAACATTGTTGCAGGCCAATATCACTTATATTGTAGATCAAGCAGTGGGGTATCTTGGCACAACATATCCAGCACTGACCTTTAATGACTTTGCAAGAGACATAGAATATGCCATTGAATCATTGATTTATGACATCATCTATGGTGGTAACAGTGAAACACGTAAAATAGGCTTGAAATATTGGGACGGAGTAGGTGATGCTGTGGCTCTACAGATACCTGTGCTGATACAGGCAGCAACAGCCGCGGGTATTGATCATGCCAAATATTTGGCCAAACAGGTAATACTTAACCTTGCACCTGCAATATCTTATTCGGCCACAACCCGAGTCACTGGCACACCCAGCGATGCTGCTATTCAAGCAGTTATAGAAACACTGTTTACCAACGTAAGTGCCATACTCACTGGCGGAGTTGGCTCGGCCGCAGCAGAAACACTGCCCGACTTGACCGCCTATGCCTATTTGGCAGCAGGTGTGTCTGCACGTAGCACCATTGTGACAAATAAGACTCTTGTGCAAGATTCAGTGATAGCATTTATCAATGAAAATGCCAACGTCTATGAAGTACTGATGCCAGGTAACAGATCAATGTTGAGCAACGACTTCACGCAGATCAATGACCTTGGTTATGGCATTGTGGTCAACAACGGCGGTTTAGCAGAGTGCGTGAGCATGTTTACCTACTACTGCCACATATCATATTATTCCATAGGTGGTGGGCAGATTCGATCAATTGGCGGCTCTAGTGCGCATGGCAATTTTGCGTTGGTGGCAGAAGGCAGTGATCCATTAGAAGTGCCCACACCAGTGACCTTGTACTATGATCTAGCACAGGGCGCAGAATGTTATTTTCCATCGGGCTCATATGCCAACACCGTAGGCGGATTATCACTATTTGTAACTAATTACACCCATCCTCCATTGCCAAACGGTGAACTGGAAGTTGATCACGGAC